TTTTGTCAGCTTCGTCAGTTACCCGGTTGCTGGCGGCGTGCCTGCTTTTCGTTTAAACTGGCATGGCTCGGTGCTACACCGCGCAGTTGTTCTATGCCTCCTTTGCCCCGGCCTTGTGCCGGGGTTTCTTTTTGGGGGCAACGCAATCAATCCTCTCGATCAGAATCTCAGCCCTTGGGTTCTCTGGGTCAAGCCCCCAATACGCATGGCGCTCCTTGACCTGCCTGTCGTTCTCATAGATCAGCCCCTGCATTAGGTCGAGGATCAATGACTCATCAAGGTCTGGCCTTCGGCTGGCATACCAAATGTGCAGAGTAATCCGCAGGTCGCCCGTCATGAGCGTAGCCAATGGCCTGCATTGCTGTTTAAACATATCAGAGTAGCTCAGCGCCTTCTCGCTCTTGATGAGACGGGACACCCCTCCAAACCGCACCACCCTCCGACTGTTGGCTTTTGACGCCGGTTCACCAAAAATAATTTGCACAAGGGCTTGCAATTCTTGTGTATCATCACTATCATTGAGTTTGTCAGTCATAAAAACCTTTGGAGAAAAGATGCAAGTTACGAACGTTCACAACCTGCCAGAGCCACTTGTGACTCTAGCACGTAGAGAGTATTACAGCAAGGGGGCTGCTCAGTACAGCGTCACAGAGATCATGTCTCCCCCCAAGATCCGCAGGATGCGAGAGAAGTATGACGATCAGATCGTGACGGATGTCTCCCAGATGCTGTGGTCGCTGCTGGGTTCTGCCCTGCACGTTGTCATGGAGCGCGGAGAGACCTCCGGCTGGATCAAGGAGGAGCGTTTGTTCGCGGAGGTGGACGGGGTATCCATCAGCGGCGCAATCGACCTACAAGAGGAGGGGGAGAGCGGGATCACCATCTATGACTACAAGTTCACATCCGCATGGGCGGTCATGCAAGAGAAGGAGGAGTGGACTCAGCAGCTAAACATTTACAAGTGGTTGGTCGAGACGGTCAAGCAACGCAAGGTTGTGGGTCTGAAGATCTGCGCCTTGGTCAGGGACTACAGCAAGCATGACCTGCGCGAGGCTTACCCAGCCGCCCCCATTTGCATTGTTGACGTGCCCCTGTGGGACAGCGTCAAGACTGAGATGTACATACGGGAGCGTCTGGAGATGCACCGTGAGTCCAAGATGCGAGCGGACTTTGAAGAGGACCTTCAGAACTGCTCCAACGAGGAACGGTGGATGTCGGAAACGACATTCGCGGTTAAGAGGGAGGGTAGGAAGACTGCCATCCGTGTTTTTAAAACCATAGAAGAGGCCACCGAACTGGCCGAAAAGGAAAAAGGATATGTCGAAACAAGACTCGGAGAACCAAAGCGCTGTACTGGAGACTTCTGCGGGGTATCTCAGTGGTGCGCCCAGTACCAAGGAGAACTTGGCTCAAGACCTGATAGCGATTTATGAGGCGGTGTCTGATCTTTACGAACACTTGCCAGTCATTGCTGGCGATACAAGCAGCATCAGAATGCATCCAGTTTACAGAACATCTGGTCTAGTTTTTGATCTCATCACCAAACTTGGTTATGAGCCTCAATTGCGAGAACGGACAACCAAAAAATTTTATGAAAAGTATGGAAAGGAAACTTTAAATGACACCGAATGACTTGTTAAAGATCAACGTCAATGACCACACGGAGAAGAAGAATGGTCTGACCTACCTGTCATGGGCATGGGCTTGGGCAGAGGCGCTGAAGGCTGACCCTGCCGCCACTTTTGAGGTCAAGTCATTTAACTATGACGGAGCCACCTTGCCGTTCATGGCGATGAATGGGACTGCCATGGTCTGGGTCACGGTGACGA